ACGCATATTGCGTGCTTTTTGTGGATCAATGTTATAGATATTACGTTGCAATCCTTTAGCAAATGACCTCATACGTTTTTTAACTGCGGTACCCGTTACAGACTTTTTGCGAGCTTTTTTAAGGGCCGCTTTTTGGGCTGCACTCAAGCGGACGTTGCCACCAATACGCTTGTTAACAACCTTGATTTTACCGTCACGAACCGCTTTAACTGCCTTGTAAGTAACAGTCTTATTACCTACTTTGCGGCGTGTCTTGCGGCCAACTGTTAATGGCTTTTTGGCTGCGTCGTACATATCTTCATCGTCTTCTTCTTTCATCATTGCGTCATAGGTGTCTTCGTCACCGTATGCAAAGATTGAAATAAAGTCGTCTAGCTCGTCGTCTGCTGGCATGTTCTCTAAGATGATTTCTGACGCTGTTTCAATAGCTGCATCTGCAATATCAACATCGCCATCAAACACATCATTAATCAAATCTTCATCAACACCCAAAGTACTCATAGCGTCTGCAATATGCGCTGATAGGATAGTCTTAACAGTTGAGTCGATTTCATCATCATCATCGTCTGGGTCCTCAACAAACGCCTCAAGAATTAGGCTATCAAGAAGCTCGCTTGGTAGTAATTCTTGGTCCTCAAAGTCAACCTCTGACATGATGCCTGCCAGCATAAATGCTACTTGCAGTGCTGCTAAACGCATTTGAGTTGTGGCATGCGTGGCAATGCGCTCATCAATTGGGTCAAACTCAATAGATTCTGCGGCTTGCTTGGCACTATTAGTAGCGTCAAATTGTGACTCTTGACGCTCTAACATGCGATCCTGGTTACGCTCGATAATATGGCTTGATACTAACATTAGTTGGTTTTCCTTTTTTACGCTAACAAAGTGACGTTATTACTTGGTGATTGTGGTTTCAAAGTAAACTTGTCGAGCACAACCCTCTGGGCGTTTAACAAGTCTGATATCAACCTTCTCAAATGGATTGTCTGATCTTGGCGCAACTTCTAGACCGTAAAGCTTGCCTGATAGCTCTGCAACTGGTTGCAATAAGCCCGCTGAACTACAAGCGTTCAAGAAGCGACGGATTTCTGCGTCTGCATCGTTCACATAGCTGGCCATACCTTTGAGAAGGTGCTTTTTAGCAATGCTAACTACTGCGTTATCAACGTAAGTTGTGATTTCAGATGCGTTGATTAAGCGTAAAGCGCTTGTTTTGCTATCGTACTGAGTTAAAGCATCACCATAAATCCAGCGATCGCCTGCATCGAAACGCTCGTTTAAGACCACGTTCACGCCAGCAGCCGCTAGGGCGTTTTGAGCCTCTTCATCAAGGCTGACGTTTGGTAACACTTCCATATCACGGAAGCTAACGGGAAAGTCGTAACCAGCAACAGGACGGTTAACAGGCGGGATACCAGACGCATTGGTAAGGGCGTTACGAACAAGCAATTGGCCTAGGTAATCACCGACACAAGGGCGCCATTTTTTACGTGATAGTACGCTTGCGCTGTTTGAAGGGCGTGATACGTTCGGGTTCCAGAATATCCAAAAACGATGGTCTTTAATGTTAATTGAGTCAGCAAGTGCCGCGGCTGCCACCCAGTCATTAATATTGCCTAAATCTAGCAGTACGTGACAGTTAAGCTTATCCATAACTTTGGTTGTAGCTTCAATAGTTGGCATATCGTCAGTTGAGCAAACAACGATATAGCGTGGGCGTTCACGCATATCAAGTAGGCTACGTGTAATCTGTTCTGGTGTTGACTCAACAACCTTGCTGGCTGGCACGTCAACCACAATTTCAGCTTTACGGTAAGTGCCATGATCTTTTAAGGCTTTAACGGCTTTTAGGGCTGAAACGACTTGAGTAGCATTGGTCTTAGAATACGTGGTTTCTACTTGCTCAAAGAAGTCATTGCTGCTATCTAGCGCACCATGGAAGTCAAGCTTTTGACTGATATATGAGAAGTCATTAGGATAGTTGTTTTCAAGCTCGTCTGCGCCACCGCCGGTATATAGACGGCCTTGCAGTGATGTGATCTTGCTATCATCAACCTTATCTGCAAATGTAATGTCAAATAACAGGTTGTTTAACGGATCAGCTGCGTTAGTTGGTGTCTTATCATCAACTACTTGTATCTTGGCTACGACGTTGTTATCAAAGCCGTATTCAGTAACAAGCTCGATAGTTGCTAATGCCTTACTTTCCTTGCTATTGGTGATAGTAACGGAAGTAGGCAGGATATTAATAAACAGTTGAGTTGCCATAAAAAATGCCTATATTGGTGAATATAGGCATAGTATAGAGTTGGGCTAACAGTATTGTTTAGGGGTGTTCCTATGCAAACACAGCTTGATCCTCACCGCGCGGGCAGGTGCCCCAAACTGGACGAGGTTTAATCCAGGCGCTTGCATCTTCATCAAATAACGGCGGCGTACTTGGGATTTTAGATACGCACCATTGCGACAAATCTTGGTTAAACGATTCTGCCTTAGAGAACGCGCCGTTCATAAGAGTGGCGCTACTGGTGTCAAAGTTTAACGGCTGATTAAATGCTGTCGCCTCGCTAAGCATATACCTCATATCAACAACACTACTGGTATCAAAGTCTAACGGCTGGTTGAATGATGTAGCTTCTTGAAACATACAGCTCATGTTAGTAACTTTACTGGTATTAAGGCTTAGCGGCTTGTTAAAAGATGCCGCCCTAGCGAACATATTGTTCATATCAGTAACATTACTGGTGTCAAGTTTTATTGGTTGGTTGTATGCTGTCGCACCGCTAAACATATAGCTCGTATTGGTAACTTTACTGGTATCAAAACTTAACGGCTGGTTGAACGATGTAGCACCATAAAACATACTATTTATAATAGTAACTTTACTGGTGTCAAAGCTTAACGGCTGATTGAATGATTCAGCCCCTTGAAACATACCGCTCATGTTAGTAACACTGCTGGTATCAAAGTTTAACGGCTGATCAAATGCTGTCGCACCGGCAAACATATTGCTCATATTGGTAACGTTTGAGGTGTCCCAATGCGAGATATCGCCATTAAAGCTACTTTCTCCGCGAAACAACATTGACATATCAGTTAGGTTTGAAGTAGCAGCATATTCAGCATGTTTAAAAGCATCTTCTTTGGTATAAACTGAAATATATTCTTTAGGATCGCCTTCGAAGGTGTGAACCTCACCTTTTGGTACATCTTTGTTGTAAACAACGCCAGTGTCAGTAGCTTTATACCAGCCAGTGCCAGGGTAGTCTTTAGCTAAACCTTGATCGTCTGGCTCAGCCTTTGGGTTAGAACCATCCTCCCCTCGTGGGCACGTACCCCAAACTGGAGGTACGATGTTTTCATAGCCTTCCCAACCTTCTGGTTGAGTTGGGATTTTAGCCACACACCATTGAGATAGATCTTGGTTGAACTTATCGGTAAAGTTGAACATAGCCCCCATATCCTCAACGTTTGACACATCCCATCCGCTGATATCCTGGTTAAATGCTCTCGCCTGAGAGAACATACTTCTCATACTAGTCACGTTTGATACGTCCCATTTTGAAATATCACTATTAAAAAGGTTAGCCATAGTAAACATGCGAGCCATGTTGGTTGCTGAACTTGTTTTCCAGTTTCTAATACCTACAATGTCAGGGACTTGGGCATAGAAAAACATCTTCTCAAAGTTAGTTACGTTTGACACGTCCCAGTGAGATAGGTTTTGACCGTTATAAAACGATTTGTATTCTTCTTCATTGAAAAAAGCGGAGCTTAAATCAGTTATATTTGACGTGGCCGCAACATAAATATTATCTACTGCGTCCTCTTTAGTGTAGACACTTAAATACTGTGTCGGATCACCGTCTGAGAATACATGGGTTTCACCTTCTGGCACACCCTTGTTATAAATAATGCCAGTATCAGTCGCTTTATACCAACCGTGGCCTGAATAGTCTTTATCTAGGCCTACATCGTTAAAAACGACATCAGGGGCGTGGAAGTTATCAACCTTTAAATTTAGCTCTTCAATCTTTCGTTCAATCTCAAAGATCTGATTTGAGTGGCGGCCCGTTTGCTGATAAAGACCTTCAATACCTTGAATAATCGTGGTTAAATTTTGGCCAATCGAACCTGCTAAAGCTTGAACCAGCTTTAGCATTTCTTCATGTGATACTAATTTTTTCATGTCGTCCTCTTAAATATTTCCTGCGTTATCGCCAGGTAGTTGGATTGCTTTTTGCAAGGCTGCTACAAACAACTGTGCATAACCCTCACCAAACTCTAAATCTTCTTCTGCTAAAGCGGCAATATTGGTGCGTGCCTGCTTTTGCTGTTCTGCACTGAAAGATTGAGCTTTTGCTGCACTAACGATACCGTTATCAGCCTGAGCTAACGCTGTAATCTTATCCGCCAATTCTTTCAAAGTATCTGAATCAGCATCGGCACCGTTGATTAAGTCGGTAACAGCTTGCGTTAATTCGTCCTTGGTAGCATAAGGTGCTACTAACCCAGGTAACGATGAAACAAGGGCGTATTCTTCGCCTTCTGGCGCCTTGTCAGCCTTAGCTTTCAACTCTTCTTTAGTTGCCAGCGGCTCAATAGCAGTTGCGATCCCACCCAATAGGCCTTCTTTTTGTGCCTCAAGATCATCAATTGAGGCTGCGCCAATATTGCTGCGTCCTTGTGCTTTTTGCTCTACTGTAAATTCCTGTTCAACTGTTACGTTAACCAGACCCTTATCGGTTTGAGCTAAAGCGGTAATCTTGTCGGCTAATTCTTTTAATGTATCTGAATCAGCATCAGCACCATTGATAAGGTCCGTTACAGCTTTTGTTAACTCAACCTTAGTAGCAAATGGGGTTAAGTCGATCTCTGGGATAGCGTCGATAGCTTCTTGGATTTTCTCGCCAGTCTTAGCAAGTTCACCACGGATCGCTTCATCTTCTGCTTTACGGGTTTCCTCTTCTGCACCAATAGCTTCTAACAGCTGGCTTGCATTAGCTTCAATAGAATCAGTCAATTCAGTTTTAGCTTGCGCAAGTTCGCTGCGTGTAGAATGAGTGTTGCTAAGTTTTTCTACTGCGCTGCTAAGCTCTGCCGTTGACACTGCATCAATGTTTTTACGGGCCGTTTCTTTTTCAGCTACTTTAAAGCTTTGTTTGTTAGCTGCACTTACTAAGCCTTTATCAGCCTGGGCTAAAGCTGTGATCTTGTCCGCGAGCTCTTTTAGCGTATCAGAATCGGCATCAGCGCCATTAATCAGGTCCACAATGGCCTGTGTTAGCTCGTCCTTAGTGGCGTATGGGGCCAAATCAGGAAGCGCTGAAACTAAAGCGTATTCCTCGCCTTCTGGGGCTTTATTAGCTTTAGTAGCAATCTGCTTATTGATAGCAGTATCAGCGTCTTGACGTGCTTTTTGTTCTGCATTGATAGCTGCTTGTAGTTGCTGGTCAGCCTTAGCAAACGCACTACGGATCGCTGCATCTTCTGCATCAACGGCTTCTTTTAGCTTTTGGTCAGCTTGGGCAAACTCGCTACGAATAACAGCACCTTCTGCTAGTCTTGCGCCCTCTTCTGCACTAATCGCTTCTTGAAGTTGCTGGCTAGACTGGGCAAGCTCGCTACGGATAGCCGCATCAACTGCATCAACTGCTTCTTTTAGGCTCTTATCGGCTTGTGCAAATTCGCTACGAATAAGTACGTCTTGTGCCTTGCGTTCAGACTTTTCTGCATTGATAGCGTTTTGAAGTTCAACACCTTTTGCACTAATAGCACCCGCTAGCGTGTTTTGGGCTTGTTCAAGCTCTTCACGATCGGCCTTGTCGCTCTTGACTGTTGTTACCGCTTCATTGAAGTCAGCCTTAGATACTGCGTCGATATTCTTACGTGCAATTTCTTTATTGGCTTCTTTAAATGCTTGAGCACTGGTAGCACTAACTAGGCCTTTATCGGCTTGTGCCAGGGCGGTAATTTTATCGGCCAACTCTTTCAACGTATCTGAATCAACATCAGCACCGTTAATCAAGTCATTAATAGCTTGGGTAAGCTCGTTTTTAGTAGCGAACTCGTTACGAATAGCTGTATCTGCTGCCTTACGTGCTTCACCTTCTGCATTGATAGCTTGTTGAAGTAGTTGGTCAGCTTGTGCAAACTCGTTTCGGATAATCGCATCTGTTGCTTTACGATCTCTTACTTCTGCATCAACTATCGCTTGAACTTGTTGATCGCCTCTAGCCAGCTCGCTACGAATGGCCGCATCTTCTGACTTACGGGCCCACTCTTCTGTTCTAACGGCTGTTTGTAGCTGTCGATCAGCGTCGGTGAAGTCATTGCGAATAGTGGCTTCACGAACGTTGATGGTTTCTCTAACATTTTCTTTAAGCTTTTGGTCTGCCAGGGCAAACTCACTACGGATAGAAGCATCTTCTACCTTACGCACCACTTCTTCTGCATCAATAGTTTTCTGCAATAGCTCGTCGTACTTGGTAAACTCGCTACGCATGGCCGTTTCTTTAGTATTAACAAACGCTGTAAGGGCCTCTTTAGCCATAGTATCTGAATGAGCAAATGCGGCACGAATAGCGGTATCTTGCTCTTTACGGCTAGTCTCTTCTGCATCGATAACTTTTTGTAGTTCAACGCCCTTAGCCTTAATAGATTCAGATAACTCTGTCTTGGTATCTGCAAGCTCACTGCGAGTTGCTTTAGCGTCGTTAATTGAAGTTACCGCTGCATCAAAAACTGCTTTAGATACTGCATCAATATTCTTGCGAGCAACTTCTTTGTTGGCTTCTTTGAAAGACTGTACTTCTGTTGCACTCACCAAACCCTTGTCAGCTTGAGCAAGGGCCGTGATCTTATCGGCAAGCTCTTTTAAAGAGTCAGAATCAACATCAGCACCGTTAATTAAGTCGGTGATAGCCTGGGTAAGCTCAACTTTAGTTGCGTACTTATTACGAATATCAGTGTCTTGTGCTTTACGGGTTGCTGCCTCTGAATCAATCGCTTTTTGTAGCTCTTGGTCAGCCAAGGCAAACTCATTACGAATAGCTGCGTCTGCTGCTTTGCGATCAGCTGTTTCTTTTTCGATAGCTTGCTCAGTCTGTCTGTTAGATTCAGCAAGCTCGTTACGAATAGCTGTATCTTCTTCTCTACGCTCTGCTGTCTCTTTATCTGCTGTGGCTTTTAACACTTTATCAGCCTGTGCAAATTCGCTACGAATGGCCGCATCTGCTGTATCAACGGCCTGCTTTAAAGTCTGGTCAGCTTGGGTAAAATCGCTGCGAATAGCTGCATCTGCTGCTTCAACTGCGCTTTTAAGCGACTTATCAGCCGCTGCAAACTCAACGCGAATGGCTGCATCTGCTGCGTCAACGGCTTTCTTTAAATCCTGATCGGCCTTAGTAAATTCGCCTCGAATGGCTGTGCCTTCCGCTTTGCGAGCATTTTCTTCTGCCTTGATAGAGCCTTGCAATTCAGCCTTGTTTGTTTCGATAGAACTGTTTAATTCAGCCTTAGCCTGGTTAAGCTCTACACGGGTGGCCTTATCTTTTGTAAGTGTGTCAATCGCCTTATTAAAGTTGATCGTTGAAACTGCATCGATGTTATTACGAGCAATCTCTTTGTTAGCCTCTTTAAACGATTGGACCTCTGTAGCACTTACTAGGGTCTTATCAGTCTCTACCAAAGCATCAATTTGATCAGAAAGCTCTTTTAGCGTATCGCTGTCATCGTCAGCATTGTTGACAAGATCATCAATAGCTTTTTTCAGCTCAACCTTGCTGGCAAGCTTACTAGCTTCTTCTTTGGTAGCATAGATTTCTTCTGCTTTAACGGTTGCTCCTTTAACCTCATTAATAGCATCAACAATGCTCTTTTTATTGGTAGTCGCAAGCTTATCAACACCGCCAACATCTTTACCGATGCGGGCTGCGAGCTCTTTTACGTCTGCATCCTTCGCAATAACGACGCCTTTAATACTCATACTTAACCTTCCTCTTCTTCGCCTGATTGTTCATAATCTGAAATATAACTACTACCCAACTTAATGTCGTCAGCCTTTAAGGCCTGCTTGCAGGCTTCTTCAAACTCTTGCAACTTGCTTTCTTCTACTAGAACATACGCCATAAATAAACTCCTATTGCTGTCTCTGGCCTTCATAATCAGGGATATAACCGTCCTCACCTACGCTCATATCGTCGTCTCTAGCAACTTTGCTAAGGCATTCATCTAAGCCGCTTACATCTGCACGCTTATAGCTACTACCCACTCGCATAACCCAAACTTCACTCAATCCACTGTTTAAAGCGTCCTCAATAGCTAGGAAACTAGGGTTTGCCACATCACGGCCCAGAATGGCTGAAAAATTGCCTTCATTGACCTTAAATGGGATACCCATAACGCCACGTTTGAACCGACCAATGATGATACCGTTCGTGACGTTTTGAAGTTTCGTGGATTCTGTCTTATCAATAACATCACCACGCTGTACGCCAACAGCGGTTTTTAAAATCTTAGTGTTGATCATAGATCCGCCTTAGTTTTTAACCTCTTTTTGAAGTAAGAATAAAAATCGTTCATCCCTGCCCATACCTATGCGATACAAGCTTGTATTGCTATCTAACACCTGCAATTCGCGCTCAACCTCATACCGGTCACGCTGGTATCGACAACAAAGCTTTGAATCTCTGATGTATGCAAATATCACATCTGATGTGATATCAGTTGCATATCTATTGTCATCAAGTGCCACCATAGGGGTTATACCACCTCTAATTGATGCAGCAATGCCGCCAACAAGCGAGCCATTGCGACCTACCCACAGTTTGGAGTCAATTCCAGCCTGGTAAGCTATTACCAGATTCATATTGCGATCAAAAGCAACTGAAACTGATGTTATATTCTTGTCGGTTAGCACTCTATCAGGCCTAGAAACGTCGGTACGCTGCAAGTAGATAGCTGCACCGTCCGTCCAAGCCTGCCAGACATAATCTTTTATACCTTGGGTGATATCGCCTATATCAGCACCACCCAAACAAAACGAGCGTGTATCAGGGTGTTTTCTATCCCTTGGCTCATTTAGATCTTCAAGCCATTTTCTGACACGCTTTATTTTGTTATTCGGTAACATTAAGCTCACCCTCGTAACGAGCCCATGTAAAGCGAATTGGTACTGTCAAGGTATCGTTTTTGGATTTAGGAATTGGGTCGTCACCGTCTTTTGAGCCATACTGAATCTGATAGTTACCCATAGTGGTAGGCACCAGTACGCTTCTAACTGGGAAACGTGCATCATCAAGGCCAAAGAAAATACTCATATCACGTGTATATGAGCCTTCCTCGTAGTCACTAAGAGTTACACTCGCGGCTGCCCCCATATTAATATTAGGCACGCCTGTAACTTCACCAATATCGCCAGCGTATGAGTAAAACTCACTGTACGTCTCTGATGCGTACTCAGTATCTTTTGCAAACACCATACCTACTTTAGATTCATAGTAAGCCCCTTCATCACCAATACCAGACAAGCGGCATTTAGCCTTATACAGCTTCTCGCCTCCGATATCGTCAGTGATTTTGATAGAAAAGTCTTTATCCGACAGTTCGAAAACCTGCCAGATACGGTAGGTTATCTCTAACACTTCATCATCTTTCAAAGTGATAGAAATTGGCGCGCCTTCGGCACTCTTAATTAAGGCTCTCGTGCAAAGGTGATACTCATCTTTGCTTGTAAACTCGCTAGCCAGCCCTACCTCTGAAATAGTCTTGCCGCTGATACCCTCAAAACGATATGTACTAGAACGCCAGGCTTTAAAATCCTGATCACCGCTTAGATATGGCTCTGATCCGCTGTCAGTGGCCTCGATTGAGTTATGCTTAGCTACAAAACTGATCAGCTTAGCCTGAGTGGCTTCTGGTGCCGTGTTACCGCTACCAACTAAGCAGTTAGCAAAAATATCATCACCATGGCCACCACCAAAAAAATCTAAGCCTGTGTTAAGAAACATGTTCTTTTGGTAGCCAGTATCTTGGACGGTTGAGCCGTCTTTCTTTTTGACAACGCAACGCAGCTCGCCTGCAAAACCTGTTTTCATTACTTAATCCTCTGTGTTGTAAAGATATCTAGTGGTTTAATAATTGGGGTGTAGCCGTCCTGGGAAACATCTATATCCACTTGCTCAAAATTAACCTTGGCTGCATCCAAGGCTTCAACTCCAACTAAATAGCCGCTATTTGCATCATAATTGCCAGCAAGGTAGCTGACATATTCGATATTTAACTGCTCTAAATTAGCGAGATAACCATCATTTAATGTTGCGTATTGGCCTTTGTCTGTTAAGTGAACACTCAACGCCTCAATGGCTGGCAAGTAACCGCTATTAACCTTGATATCAACAACGCTTAATGCTTGTTGTAATACCAGTGATAACTGCTCAATCTGTACCTGGTAGCCTTCAGTATTAATGGCTGTCTCAACTAGCCCGCTCGATATGGTTAAGTCTAGCAAGGTGTAAGTTTGCGTATAGAAGCCTGTTCCTATGTTTAAGCTATGAGTCTGTAATGCTTGTGATAATCGAACATCTAGTATTTCAGCTTGATGCGTATATCTTGAACCCACCTCTTTTTCTTTAATTTTCGATATACGCTCAATGTTTAACTGCTTGGCTGATGCACGGTAACCGTATTCATATTCAAATGATTTAAAGCCATAACGCAGTGATAGTGAAAGAGCCTCAAATCCCGCCTGATAACCGTCTACGATCGGCACTGGTTGTTTAACTACTGACCCTAGGTGAATATGAAGCGGGTCAATTTTTGTCTGATAGCCTTCTGTGATATCAAACGCCTTCCCAAATGTCGTTTTTTCAATATCAAAGTGATTAATACTAGGAAAGTATGCATCTACAACATCGGCTGCTTTTTTGATTAGCGATCTCAATTCAACGTCAAGCAGCTTAACCAATGGCTTGTAAATATCATCTTTGATGACTGGTATTGGGTATAAATTACTTTCAAATGCTATTTGCTCAAATTTCTTCCCGTCGGTAATCTCAGTCTCATTGCTAAGCTTTAGGGTGGGATTACCGATACGCAAAATCCATAATTCAGAGGCACCAGCAATAAAAGCATCTTGAACGATTGTGTAGCTTGGATTGGTTCTATCTTCGCCTAATAAGGCCTTGTAGTTTTGGGAATTGACCTTGAACGCCTTATCTGAACGGCCGCGTTTAAATCGGCCTACAATCACGCCATTTTGATTGATTGACGGTACGTTTGGGCCGGAATTTCCAGATACTTCGTCCTGGCTTATGCCTACTGCACGTCCTAAAGTATTGCTGTTTAACATTTAAGCCGCCCTTAGCCAAAAGACGGCTGCGATGCAATGCACCACAGCCCAAAATTAACGAATTACTAAAACTTTGCCGCGTGTCGCGTTGATCTGTTCGATATTGCGCAACACTCGCTCTTTAGTAATGCTTGGCTTTAATTCGATAACCGCTTCTTTACGAGCGTAAAATAAAGTGCGGCTATGTGGATCATATAGATTGTATGAGCCACTGTTATAAACAGTGATTTTTTCAAACTCTTCTTTTTTCGCTTCTGGTTTTGGTTCAAGCTCAGCTTCTTGCTCTACTTCTGGTCCAAGCTCTACCTCTGGCTTAACGCCTTCTTGTTGAGCGTCAAGAAATCGCCATACTAAAGCGTCTTTACTATCGCTTGAGCGATAAGCAACGCCCAGGCCTTTAAGCTCTGCTTGCAGCTCTTTAACCGTATAGGTTTCATCAACTTCTGCATATCCAGGGGTGATAACAAGCTCTGCTAAATTGCCTGGTACTTGTTTTGGTTCTGTCATAATCAGCCTCGTATTTTTGTCAAAAGAAAGGCCCTGTTGCCACAGACAACAAGGCCAATTCAGCCATACAACGTGGCGGTTACATGGCTAAGTTATCGAATTAAAGTGTTGGTAAATTGCGTAATTCAATTAACATGCACTGATTGCGATAACGTGGAATTGGGTTAGCTTCTGCTGCCATACGGTTATAAACCGCTACGTCTTTTTCAAACGCATTGGCTGATGATGCTAGAACCATAGTTGGGACTGCCACAGTACCTACGAATGGTGCTTTAGCTGGTGTTGTTGCACGTGGTACTAACAACGCATAGCCGCCCTGGGTTAATTCATCTTCGTTGAACACGCCCATTGAGGCTGGCACGTAGTAAATGTTTGCACCAGTGTTTAACTGGCCAATGCGGTAGATTGAGTATTGATCACCGTACTGCTCGCCAGTTGGGGTATATTCGTCGCGGCTCATAGCTTCAAAGAACGCTGCACCACGGTCTGACACGTATAAATCGTACTGACCAATAGCTGTGTTGGTGATTGTTGATAGTGCGGTACGAGCTTTACCTAGGACAACACGAATGTTTGAGTAAAGATCAGTTAATGTGGTATGAGTCACGCCAGCGATATCAGCATCAAACACTTTGACATGCTTCTCTTGATTAGCTAAACACTGGTTAACTGCACCACGTAGCAAGCGGCCGTTTTGCTCAAAGTTGTACTTGTTGATAAAGATCATTTGAGCGGCTGCATACCAGTTAATGCCAAGCTCATTTTGTAGCTGGGTGATAGCGTCGATGGTAGCACTTGAACGTGCGCGGCTTGGATAAGCGTAAACGCCATAGTAGTTAAACGCCATGTCGTGACTTGGGGCGCGTAAAATATACTCACCTTTCTCGTCTTTACGTTCATAGTCAAAGATTAATTCAACTTCTACTTCATCTGCACCTGGGGTAGCACCATCGGTAGTGTCAAAAGCAACTTCAACTGTGTGATTGTCAAGGTCTGCAACTGCTGACTTAACGATAAAGGTATCAGCGCCTAAAGTAACCGGCTCAAGCGGCTGTAACGTGCTCTTACCGCCAAAAGTTGGGTGGTTTCGATGATTATCATTAGCAACTTCCACGCCGCGAACTTTAATGCTAACTCGACCGCCCAAGAATGGAGCTTTGATAGAGTCTTTATCTACAACAAACTTGGTAGTTTTGTTGTCACGAATTTCTTTAGTGTAAGCAACATGTGATTCAAGGGTGAACTTACCCTCACCAGCATCTTCCATTACCAATAGGTGACGGTTATCGAAGTATGGTAAACCAGCTTTTTCACCGTCGATTAATTCACCACGACGCATAACGCCCATATCCATGCCAGCGGTACCTTCGCCGGCAACGATTGGCACTTCGTTTGAGCCAGTAGGGTTAGGTAGCATTGAGATTAATGGGAGGCTGTTTGCGATACCCATAGTAATAACAACTTGTACGGCAGCTGGTACTACTGATAAGGCTTCATGGTGGCTAAATGATAGGCTGTCGAACGATGGATCATTGTCATCACCGCGATGCGCGTTTTCAGTAAATGCGGTAGCAGCTGATAAAGCTGATTGCACAACTTCTACTGGTGGCATATCACCGCCGTTACGACGTTGATACTCTGCAATACCATCACGTAAGCCGTCAAATACCGCTTGCTTGCCAGCTGTTGTAGCTGCGATGTTTTGAGCCTCTAACAGTTTTTGCAATGACTCAGGAATTGCCTGTAATCCCATTTCACGGTCATGCGAGTTGGCTGCGATCATTGAGTCAAATTGTGCAACGTCAGATTGTTTGGTGTCGAACTTCGCAAATTCACGCATAAATTGGCGTGTTTTGGTTAATTCACTAGAAACAACGGATAAATGTTGTTTGGCTTGTTCTTTATTCATAAGGCACTTCCTATCGTCATTGAAAAAAATTAAACATATCCGATAGGGTTATATTAAGACTCGCCTACATCGCCTATTTAGGGGTGTTCCAACAGCAAAAAACCGCCATTTAAGGCGGTTGATTGGCATTACTGACAGGCTTACATCAAGAAAGTCAAAATAAATACCAGGGCAAGGTTGATTACATCCAAAACCTTACTTATATGGCGTCTCAACATCCTCAATTTTGCTTTCATCGAACGCATCTAAATATTCCAGGTCAAATCTTTGGTTTAATAGGTACCTATGGCCATGACTCACCAATAATGAATTACCAACCACGCCCACGCACTCATGGTATTCTTTATGGTTGTTTAGCAAGAAACAAAACAAGTCGCCTTTTTTGGGGTTCCAGTCTGGTCTCATTCTTATGCGATCATCGCCTTCCAAATCAATATCGTAAGGCTCAATCAATACCATTGAACTAAATTGCTCTGGTGTGATAAACATGCCGCTATCGTGCATAGGACCACCTAAGCTATCTAGTAGCACGACCATTGCGTGTCCTAAAGGCTCATAGTCTATTGAATGCTCATCACTGTCACTTACTGTACCCAGGCCTGCCCATGACAAGTCTGAACGCTCATAATCATCATCACTCACTGTTAGCACTTTACGCCTAAATACAAACGTCGGAATCGTTGATTGATTGCGTAGTGTGATAATGCGCGTACTTAGTGCCTGGCCGTCTGTGACTAGCTTATTTTCAATTTTAAGCGTCATCGTTTACCCCATTTCTTCTCAAAGTCTTGAATATCTGCTTTGTATAGCTGCTTATATCTATCAGGTATGCCTTTTTGCTTTAACTGGCTTTGAGCGTACTTATAACTGCTTAATTCAGCCTTTGTTGGCTCGTGCGGGCGTGCTTTGGCTTGTCGTTTTTGTTCAGTGCGTACTTTTTGCTCAGCCTGTTTAACAGCTTGCTTAATAACCTTCGACCAATGTAAACGGCCATTCCAGTTGTTTAGGGCCTCTGTCTGCTTGCCAGCCTCTCGCTTGACTTGCTGGCTAGTGCGTCTATGCGGCTTAACCTGGTTCTCTGCCTTGGCTATATCGGCCTTGGCATAGTCTCTGATCTGATTGAGCATGATACCGCTTGTTAAGTGTTTCATTACTCGCAATGTATGCTTACAAGCCACGCCCGTTAGATTGGGGTTACGTGTCGATGGATAGCGATTTTCATCTATTCCATAGTTGTATTTACCAACGGTGGCTATATAGCGATACCAGAATTGATGACGGCCACAATCGCAATCAAACCTTACCTTGCCGTGTAAGATACTGTTCCTTATCTCTGTCATGCTAGGCGGCTTGGTTCTTAGCAGCAATCCAGGATAATCTAGCAGCTGCACTGTTACTTTGTGATTAGCAACCTTACTTTCTGGCCCTGAGTTGGTTAAGAAAAATAAGGTATTGCCTTGCCGCTTGTAAACCATGGCCATGTATATTTGCTTGTTAGCACGCTGGATATCTACTGGCCTTGAATTATTAATCACATCTTGAGGTGTGATACCGCCAGCAAACTTTTTAGCCGCTTTCTTAACGTTTGCTAAGTATGCGTCTAATACACTTGCGTCTAGCACCTGCATTAAGCTTTGGTTACGCTTAGTGTTGCCTAGCGTAAATTCCAATAGCTCGCTTGCTGATATGCCAGCTAAGCTTTTAGCACTGGCTACCAGGCCCTCCAATTGCTGGTTAGTTAGCCTCTCACCGCCTTTAATATCTCTGATCGTATCTTTTAGATACTGATTATGACGGCTGGCAAACTTGCCCTGCTCGCTGGCTTGCCTAGCTGTATCAATACGCCAGCGTCTAAGCTCCTCAAGGCTCATTTTATTAACGAGCCTGTCTTGCCTGCTTACTGGGTCGTCGTGATTCTGTGGACTGTTATTGTTAAACCAATCAGTATCTAGGCTATCCATTTACATCTCTTTCAAATACTTGCGTTTAATTGCAATCAAATCCACGGCCACTGGCAAAAAGATAATTTCCTTGGGTAGTGGTTCGCCAATTCTATTCGTGCCAGCACATACCATCACTACATCTGCATAGCTGCGATTTTTATATGCTCTAAAAGCAATTAGCGTAGGATCGTGAACTTCATCATTACCCACTTGCCAAGCGATTAATCTATCGGTACGGCCACGTCGATAGAGTAAATCAACGTGGTCACGTATCGCATTATGATAAATATTCAATACATCCATAATTAGGCCGTTCTTAGCCAATAAGCGACAACAGTTGATGGCTGTACGTTATTATGGGGTTTATCACCCCCAACATTTGAGGCTACTAAGTTTGAAGGCGACGCACTTGTACTTTGCGTTGCAGGCCTTGTGTTACCTCTAATATTACTCACTACAAAGTTTAAGTCGTGAGTGTGGCTAGGTATTTCAGCAACGGTAAGCTTGTGGTCATATTCACCAAACTCTGTTTTTAGTTTTTTAGTCCACTCAGGGTCGGCCGCTTTGGTTGATATGCCAACAAGCGTTTGACCTTCTGCGAATCTAGCCCACGTGCCATAACCTAAAGCCGCTTTAACTTCTGCACCGCTCTTATAGTCATTGGTCGTCACATACAATGAGCCAATTGGTAATTCAGTGACCTTGTTTTGGGCAACTGTTAACTGCTTTTGTAACTCGTCAATCTGTTGTTTCATTCCAGCCAGATCAGACTCTCTTAGATATTGGGTATGAGGGTGTTCTGCACTAGTATGGGCAGATAAATCAGTCTTTTTAGCGTATTGCGTATGCGGATCAGCCGCACTTGTATGGGCTGATAAGTCTGTTTTCTTGGCATACTGCGAATGAGGGTCAGCCGCCTTGATATGATTAGCAAGACCGTCCTCTAAGTTGGCTATATCTTTACCTTGCTGCGTTAAATTGCCACCCTGCTGAGATAACGTACCTTTTTGAGCGTCAAGCTCTTTTTGTAGTGCCTGGTTTGCCGCCTCAAGCTGGCTAGTTTTCTGATCGCTATCTTTTTTGAGTGTGTATTGAGGGTGTGGGTTTGCGTGGGCCAGGTGTCCTGCTAAGTCGCCAGCTGCACCGTTGATGTTTTGGCCAAGCTTATCCACCTTCTTATCGAGCTGTGTAAGCCTATCAAGCTTAATATATTGAGGGTGAGGATCTGCTGCCGCTAAATGGTCTTCCATCATCTTAACAGCGATAGGGCTGTTGGGATCGGCTTCAATTGTTATATTCTCAACGTCAATTTCGCCTAACGACAAGCCAAAGCTGCCAACAAATGTGACGTTTGCATAAACGGTAAACAATGGTCCGGTACTGGCTGCAATTGCAAAAAGCTTGTTGTCGCTGGTTAGTAATCCAACTTCGTAGATATCTTTTGAAGTGACACTATTTAAGGTCACGCTAAACCGTAAAGACTTACTTTCGTTCTCGATGCCGCTTGTCACGATATCGGACCGCATAGTCTCCGTTTTAATGCGTGTTTCTCTGCCATTTGGCACGTATTTTGACGTGCCAGCGACAAATGTCTTTAAAGATAAGCTTATGCCTTGCTTTTGAGCGTCTAACACTGCTAAACGCCCTGCTTCGGTTATTTTAAATATAATTGGGTTTGGTTTATTAGCCATGACTTACGCAATCCTTAAAATTTCAGTACTGCATAAGTTTAACCACTTAGGCTGGCAAGTCTGCCGTGTGTTCCACTTTCCCACCTAGTCACCAAGTAATTCATCCGCTGCTTGCTTCAATAGGTCCAATTCGTCGCTTTCATTGCTACCTATGTTTAGATCTTCGTAACTTTCAGCCGGCGCATAGCTTATATTTTCCATAAAGCCAAACGCTATGGTATCTGCAATATCCGGTGACTTAATACCCTTTTTGAGCATGTCTTTTTTGCTCATCATGCACCAGCGCGCCTTTTCGTCAAAGTAATACGGTAAGCGCGTCATCTGTTCTTCTAAGTTGGTGATTACCTGGTACATTTTTTTGACTTTATCGCTTACACTGAAATAGCCTTTTTCGACCGCCTTAGCCATTGATACATAAGCGTGGCTGCGCTTGTTCATGTAGTAGCGTTTGAGCGTGTTGTTAAAGCAAGGTGAACCCCAATTCACTTCATCAAAATACACCCCGTCAGCTTTTACCGACTGCGTTAAGCCCATACCAGCGCCTAATGGATCAATCACCAATGTTGCCCCCGGGTAATCACTCATTACATCATTAATTTTGGCTTTAAGCGTATTGATATTGGCTCTATTACTAAACAGCGGTATATCCAGTAAATGTACGTGTCTCTCAATACGGCCCTTAACCATCTTATCAACGACTTGCAGCACCGATATCACGCTACTATCGCGGCCAACATCGCCGCCCACGTCCACGGTTACGATGATACCCCACTTGTCACCCTCTTTAATCACGCAAGGGTGAGCCTTCATATTCTCGTAGTCAGTGCGCGTTAATAGGTACTCGCCTTTAAGCTCTGGAAACTTACCGCGAATACGAATTAGATACCCTGGACTGTTTCGACTGCCATACTGATATAACGCCTCAATCAATTTTTCTTTACTAACAATCGGTGACATTTCACCGTTGAACTCAAGGGCAATCCATTTACCGCCATTATGGTGGCTTAACTTATGGTGTGTGTCGTAGAAGAAACCAGTATTTTTAGCTGGCTGGCTGGTCAGTACGGCCCGGTTGTTTTCATGGGTCAATGCACCAATAGCAACTTCCATAACCGCGTCATCAATACCACAAGCTTCATCAGCCCATACCATGTAGTGATCGCCGTGTTGACCGGCAATGTTAGTTGGCTGGTGCTTCGGTGCGGTCTTAGCAAAAACGAACCAGGTATCTTTAAAACCCTTGATATAGATCTTTTCTGCCAGCACGACAACATAATCAGCAAGCCAGCCTAGCGCCTTGTTGTTGCGTAGGCGCTGCAAACAGATATTAATCTCTTTCCAAACAACCGTTCTAAGCTGTCCGATTTGAGGCGCGGTAAATAGCATTACCGACTCGGGGTAAAACAAAAGGTGCCATAAGGCGATAATGCCAGCCGATCTACTCTTACCAGTACCGTGGCCAGACGCAACGCTTGTACGACTGCCAGGCACAACAATAGACTTAAATAATAGCTCTTGCTGCCAGGTTACCGCTTGTCCGGCTTGTATTGTCATATCTAAAGCTTCAACGGCAAAGCGTGTAATGTCATAGCGATACCTTTGGCATACTTCCTGCCATTCAGGTAACAGCATTAAATCATCTAGCATCAACTACCCCATTAAATACTAAAAGGCATTAAACCATAGTCGCTATCCTTGTCGTTTGAGCTATCATCAAGCGTTATTGGAGCGGTTGACATAAGGTAGCCGCCGTGTATCTTTCTAGCCGCCCAAATAGCCAATAAAACGGCCATGTGGCCATTGGTAATACCCATTGAATCAAAGTCTAATACTTTTCCTCGTTCGTCCATTTTGCGCATCTGAATAACGTCTTTTGGCTCATATCGTCTTAACGCATCCTCAATCACAATTAAGCCTGATCGCTGGGCTTCGTTATAGACAGCCATAACCTCAGCCATTTGCTCGGACTCGTTAAAACTCATATCCCAGTAATCAAAAATCATTGGCGTATCAGTGACCACCACAGCATTATCTTTTGGTACTGGCTGCTCTTTCCACGTGGCTTGTTTTTTAAGCATTACCCTGCCTGATGCTGGCAAGACAACGCCCAATACGCGTATAGCCTCGCCAGCGTAAGCGGCCGCCCTTGCATCAATAATTACTGGTGTGTCTTGTGCTGCGTTATTCATTGCTAGGTGGCTCTATCTTAGTTTCGGTGATTACACCTGTTTTAAGATCAATAGCGACCTTAACTCCCAACTCTGTATAGTCATCGGTAACGTCTGCCTCAGTAACAAAGCTATTAAGCTTCTCATAACTATCACGGCTTCCCCCAATTGGCTTGCCGCCCTCGCCTGGTATTGGCTCTCTTGGGCTGTTAATCGCGGGCCCGTTAGGATTATTAGGGTCAAGCGGTATCGTTGGCTTCTCTGGATCATAATTAGGATTAGGCCGCGTCGGTAAGCTCTCGTATGGCTCTCCAGTATCGGTCACCTCGTCCCAAGCACCGCCCAAGCCTACAAACTCAGGAATAGCACCGACAATGGTGCAATCAACAGTGGCGATAAACAGGTTTTTAAGATCGGTTGTTGCACTATCAGGATAAAGACTGTTTTCTAACACCCTAAAATTCCAGTCATCTTTAATTGGCTTACCCTCAAAAACCCCAACGTCATAAGGTACTGGGAATGTTCTTTTCTCTTCGTGTTTCCAAAAATTCGCAAACTGCCTGGCAATATCTGATGCACTGTGGGGATCGGGGCTAAAAAAGGCAATTTGACAGCGATAAGCCACGGGAACCGATCGCATTTGCACTACTCGCTTTAATGGGTCTTGAGGTAGTACCACGTTTACCCAATACGGTAAGCCGCCTACCTGGTCATATTCAGGCGGCGTTTCAATCGGACTAATGGCCGTCATAAGCACTGGCAAGTAAACAGACGAACCGGACTCATTTTTATAACCAGCGTTTTTTGCGTTATCATTCTCTTGTATTGCTTTTAGCATGCCCTCTACGTCATCAACCATTGATGTTTTAGCCACAACAATAGCTGCTTCCAACCTGCGTCGTTTCCAGTCATAAACGCCCTGAGTGGTTGGCATGCACCATTGTCTAAAGTCTCTTAGTTTCATGGCCCAAGCTATCTGTAAGCATTCAAGCGGTGATAGCAGTCGTTTTGTCTTGCTCATTGCTCAATCCTTAATTAAAGGCCACGGAATCTATCAACGATGCTGATGCGCTCTTCTTGTCTATCTGACTTGCCAGCCGCTTTATCTAGCTCGCTTATGCGTAAATCTGCGTCTGACGTATTGCCAATATGAAAGCTATCCCATTGAGCCTTAATTTCATCAAACGGCTTAGATGGGCAAATTAGGCTGTCAAAAAGCTCTAATTCTCGCTGCTTCTTGCGTTCCAATACTTTTTGCCGGCGCATTTCTGCATTGATCAAAGCGTCCTGGGCCGCTAGTGCTTCACGCTGATAATGGCTTACCAGTGACTCTGAATGTAGGGCCGTTTGCATTGAATCGTATTGAGCAACGATGATACGCTCTAAGGCCTCTTTTAAGACAATCTGATCCTGCGGTAAATCAATGAGGCTATCAAAGCATGCCTCACCTTCCGTATAAGCACCGTTTAAAATACTGTCAAAGATGCCATCGCCTTTGTTTGTCGCGTAATTAGGTGTTCGCACATAGTCAAAGCCATGGAAGCCAGTAACCTCATAATATCCGTCTGGCTTGCGTCTGCGGTTAATAGCACTGCTAAACCCGCCAGCTTTATTCGCGTATAAGCGTGCTGCAAATTGGCCGTCGTCTGTATCTAAGAACTCATGCTGGGTAACAACGTTGCCGTCATCGTCAGCTTCAAGCCTGATCGTGCGTAAGGCTGGCTGGATTTTAATAATACGGCCCGTCTTTTCATCCACCCATTGGTCTGGTGGGTACATGCCAAAACGTGCTCGTATCTCATGGCCATTAAAGCCAAACAAATCACCACTGCTAACAAGCTCTTGAACCTCTGGTGAGTTAATCTTGTTAACCATTGAGCGAATATCTAAATCTGAACGGTCCTGGCCGTTGTATTTGCGGCCACGATCCGCCAGGTTGTATGTAATAACTTTCGTTTTCTTAGCCATGAAAAAACCCCTTAAACAAGGCATAAATATTAATAATATGGCCTTAGTTTAAGGGGTCAAGCTGTTTTGCCTTTGGGGTGTTCCTTTGGAGTCTTAGTCCCAAGCTCTACTCATACCAATACCGCCTGTAATTGCATGTGCCAAATCTCTATCAGACACGTTTTGGCCTATGCTCTCATTATTTGACTGAACAATGATGGGCTTGTCTAGACCGCCACCTGCCAGCGGCAATCTAAATGAAGGCATATCTGGTATATTAAATACGTTTTTAAGAATAGAAGAACCTAAATCAAGGCTTAATGATTGCTTGGCTGACTCGTATTTAGGTAGGCTGGCCGGTTGATAGGCTGGCGTTTTACCTGCAATAAAATTGTTAGCTAAGCCACCAACGTTAACACCTAACACACTGTTAGTTGTTTTGGTTTTCTGCTGAACCGATTGAACCGCTGTATTATTGTAGATACCCTCTGCAATTTTCGCACGCTCTCTCTTTTCAGCCTCAACTGCACCTGGTCGCTCGTAGTGCTCTGACATAATAGCCCCGGACTGGCCTGCTGTTTTGGCTTGTTTTAGCTTATTACCAGCCGCCTTCTCTTTACCCTTCGTTAGCTCATACTGAATAAAAGCTAACTGCTCTTCGAACGACGCTTGCTGTACTGACTTACCCATAGTGCTACGGAAGTCTGCAAGCCTGCTATCTCGCCATTGAGCTAAGCCATGTGCCCTATATACACCGTTTTTATCTTTATCCCCTTGAGCTCTAGGGTCGAACATACTTTCTTTTTGAATGTTGCCTACAATGCCGGCGGCTTGTTCTTTGGTCCACCCTTGAGACATAAAGTATTGCATAGCCTCGTCACGCTTGGCTTTTTGCTCCTGTGTTGTTAGTCTGCTTGAGCTAATATCAGTAATGCTACCTGTTGGTAGTGTCCCATCTGGTATCATACGTGCAATAGTGGGCTTAATCTTGCCTGACTTAATTTCTTCGTAGTAGTCTTTGTTAGGCGCTGCGGTATTGCCGTATTTTTCGCCTTGCTTGTAGTCTGAAACCCACCCTTCTTTTGTATATACCGCAACGTGACCGTAATTATGCTTAGACTTACTGTTTGAAGGCATGCTCATAACATCGCCAACTTGAGGGGTATAACCCTCACTGTATGCCACCTCTTGAAACTTGCCTTTGTTAAGGTTGATTAGGTTTTTCGCCGCGTCAACCCCGTTACCCGATGCCTGTAAACCTTGAGCACGAAAAGCATCATTCACGTACTTAGCGCAAGCGCCAAGCGATACATATGCCGCATTTTTAATCGCATAATCACTGGCATTTGCTGCCGCTTGAGTTGGTGCGCCACTGCCACTATCGCCACTGAAAAAGCTACTAACGCCATCACCCATTCTTGATAGCCACGACTTCATGCCGCCGGCCGCTTCACTTAGTTTAGAAAGGACCGGTGCTAATCCGGTCTCCCACTTAGTTTGCATTTTTTGAGGTAAGTTGTAAGCCTTAATACTATCGGTCCATGACTTAATATGTGGTGAAGCTGTACGGCCTAAAACCTCGCCGCCCTCGCTACCTATCCAGCCACCCACGGCCGCCCCAATAGCGGTACCCACCACTGGGACTGGTATTAGTACTGAGCCGATTGCACCACCGGCCATAGCCCCAGCGCCTCCACCAGCTATGCTACCAATACCCGCTGTTCTTTCTTCATTGTCGAGCTCGTCCCATCGACTTGCCAGGCTGCCTGCTCCAATAGCTGTGGCCAGAGGGGTTAGCACCCTAGTTTTACCAAGTGCTTTAGCGGCATTACCAATATGTTTACCGCCAGACTTGCCAGCACCTAAGATAGCGGCCCCAGCTCCAGACAAGATGGCCTTAACGCCTTTACCTTTACCCTTGCTCTTATCCTTGCCCCTGCCTTTGCCTTTTCCGCCGCCTCCCAAAAGACCTAAGCCACGCCCTAATTTACCTAATAGTGAGCCCTCACCACTCGGCATCCTCTTTAGGATCTCACCTAGCGTTTCCTCGTTCTGCTTATTGTGTCTTGCCTGTTCTTTTGGCAATGGCTCTTTACGCTTCAAGCTTTTGTATTTAGAGAATGAGAACCTGCCGGCCCTTAAAGCTGCCTTGCCAGCCATTCCACCCATTTTTCCAGCTTGTGTAGCCATATTAAATAGCGGGCTTGCTACGTCTTTAACCTCATTCATTGACGCAATTAGCGGATCAATATCTTGAGTACTGCCATAACTACCATAACTTGTGCGGCCACTCTTGGCTATCTTAGACAATGAGTCAAACAGCGACTTCTCTTTGGCTGTAAAACGGCCTAGCTCGTCACGTTCACTGTCATTTTTCTTTTTCTCACGTCCGTTTTTGCCAATAGGATTGTTTGCCTTACGTATTGCACCAGTTGCAATAGGTACGATGCCAGCTACGTCATTAGTAGTATCTAAACCTTCCCTGCCTCTATCAGCCGTTGATCTATTAACATCATTTGAGCCGCTATCGCGTTGGATATCAGCCCTATTTGTAGCTGATCCTGACTTGACGGTAGCATTTGAGGTGACATTGCTAAGAGCACCACCGTCCTTGCTACCCGCTGCCTTTTTCTCGCTTTTTACTGTCTGACTTGCACTCCTTAATTCCTGCTTATGTTGCTGCTTTGACTGTTCCTGGCCTTGCATACCTGGCTGGCTCGCATTATTTCTATCTACGTTATTAGGGTCATAAGTTGGCACAACGCCCTGAATACGCATAGACTTTTTGTTGGCTATACGCTCATTAGACTTGGCTATACGGTTTAATACCGTTTGGTTAATCTGATTTTGTGATTTGAGTATCTCAATGATTTCTTGAGTATCTTCACCAATGGATTTAATGCCGCTTTCTAACCGCTTGGTACCAACGATGAAGCCTTGGTCGTCATAATTAAGATAAGTTGCCATGATAAAGCCTTAATACTGTACGTGTGGCTTGAATTATGGCATTACTAGCGGGTTGTGACTTTGAGTGTTCCTAGGGGCATGAAAAAGCCCAACCGAAAGATTGAGGCTTTTGAATTTGACAGGCATAATTAAGCTAAAGATAGCGGCCTATACCATGTCAAGGTAACGCTCTAATTAATCAATGCTCAAATCTTAAATTCGACCACACTCCAAAGGAGGATATACTATGCAAAAATCTGTCTTATCTGAGACTGTAAAAAATAAGAATATCGTTATTACTGGAGGTTCTAGTGGTATTGGTGAGAGTACTGCCTATTTACTCGCTCAAGCAGGCGCACATGTAATTTTAATTGCTCGAACCCTCAATGACCTAGAAAAAGTGCAGTCCAAGATTAATACATTTTCTGGTAAGGCGAGTATTTATAGCTGTGATTTAACCAACATAGAGGCTATTAACAAAACCACAAAACAAATATTGAAAGAACACGGATTTGTGGATATTTTAATAAATAATGCAGGCCGTTCCATTCGGCGCTCAGTTAGCGAATCTCTAGGGCGTTTTCATGATTTTGAACGCACCATGGATATTAATTATTTTGGTCCAGTAAAGCTCGTATTGGCTTTTCTTCCTAGTATGTTAAAGAGAAAAAGAGGTCATATCATCAATATATCTTCTATTGGAGTTTTAGCGAATACGCCTCGCTTTTCAGCATACGTAGCTTCAAAAGCAGCCTTGGACGCATTTAGTAGGTGTCTAGCAGCTGAAGTTAAGGGTAAAAAAGTTCATTTAACTTCTATCTATATGCCTCTAGTACGGACCCCTATGATCGAACCTACTAAGATTTACAAATATATGCCCGCTTTAAGTCCTGAAGAAGCCGCAGATTTAGTTGCTAAGGCGATTATTGAGCAGCCTGTAAGTATCTCCAGTAATATGGGCCGTTTTGCATCCGCTACTTACGCTTTAGTGCCTAAATTTAACTTAGGCATTCAGTCTTTAGGGTATCGTATTTTTCCAGATTTTAAGGCAGCTAAAAAGAAAAACGCTAAACCTAACATTTTACAAAGAAGCTTCGCCCGTATATTGCCTGGCGAGCCTCACTAATTATATGGGCATACTCCCAACCCCACAATAGTTAGGCTGGGTGGGAGTATGTCAACATGCTAAACCAAATAAGAGTTATTGATATCTTTTCTCTTATACTCTGAACTTGAGCTTAAGCTTGCCCAAATAACATTACGCCATGTATTAGTGAAGGTCCTAAGAGTACCATAAACAATCCGGCTAAAATCATTGTTAAACTTGCTATAACGCCTTCATCTTCATTGCGCTGACTTGCCCGGGCGGTACCAAAACCGTGTGATGCATTGCCAAATGCGATCCCATTTGCAAAATGGGAGCGAATACGAAAAAAAGCCAAGATCATATCCCCTAAAATCATTCCCACCATCCCTGTAATTAAAGTAAACAATGAAACCAAAGAGGAAGATCCGTGGATTTTTTCAGATAAGTCTAACGCAAATGGTGTCGATATTGAACGGGCCATCAAGCTATACGTCAAGGTTTCATCAAAGTTGAATAAGCCGGCAAATATATATATGCTTAAGACTCCTACCACCATCCCAACAGTTACAGAAGCGGCCAAAGCCAAAGCATTCTGACGTATTAAACGACGATACTCATAAATAGGTATAGCAAAAGCAACCGTTGCAGGGACAAGTAACTGCACAATCCAAGCTGTATCTTCCCAATATGTATCATAAGAGATATTAAAAAAAATCATTAATGAAAGTGTTACTACTGGAACTGTGATAGCAGGGTTTAGACAAGATTTTCGATGGCGCACATAAATTACTTTAGCTATATAATAAGCAGCTAATGTCCAAATGAGGCAAAGAATGGACCAGATATTCATCGCAAATCCTCACACATTATCATCATTTTTTAAGTTTAATTGGGCTTTATGAATCTGATGACGATAAAATCTCCGCTGCAAACGGTGCGCCATGATAAAAGTTAATGCTGAGCTTAACATCACCATCGCGGTACTCAAGATAATGGTCAGCATTAATTGCCAGCCCTTACTGACAAACAGCGCCTTATATTGAATTATTGACATCATAAGCGGGATAAACATTAATACTAATTCGCCCAAAACAAATTTTGCTCCCAGTCTGACCCAGCTAACCTTAATAGCACCGCTCATTAATAATATCAGCATTAAAAACATTCCCAATACGCCTGAGGATAAAGGTAGATGCAATAATTCAACTAATATCTCGGCACAATACCAGACAGCTGCGATAATAACGCATTGTATAAGCACATAAAGCCAGGATTGACCATAGAACCTTTGAAGTGCCAGTTTTGTTTTAGCTAAAAGACAGGGGGATAGACGAAGATTAAGATTACGCATAATAGTTGTTGTTTGTTAACTCGACACCCCTTATTATAAAAATACTATAGCCATAAATTATGAATTATATTTTTATTTTTATTCCTAATTTATATAATAAACTTCGTTCTTTCTCCTAAATGTGGTCTATTATTTATGATAACTTTGAAGCAATTACTCTGCTTTGTGACAGTTGTAAAAACAGGTGGATTTCTTCAAGCGAGTATTCAACTCAATCTAACCCAACCCACCGTTACCAAATCTATCAGTAGTCTTGAAGAATATTTAGGTGTAGCTCTATTTGATAAGCCGTTAACTCATAGAAAGCGGCTGGTTAATTTAACGGAAATTGGCGAGCACCTTTATATTCAAGCAGTTGATATATTACAAAAGGCAGATAATCTTGAACAAACAGTATTAGATTACCAACAATTAAAAGGCGGTAAGTTGCGTTTGGGGATCTCACCGTTAGGCAGTGAAATATTAAGCGAAGCCATTTTTAACTTCTACCAAATGCATCCTAGTATAGAAATTTCACTTATCGAAGATGGGGCTGAAGCACTTAAGGATGCCCTCTTACAAGGGCAGCTGGATGTGGCAACATTGATGAAGCCGATTGATGATGATTTTGACTACTTGTCGATATGTAGCTATCCAGTAGTGGTCGTTGCAAATAAAAAACGTATGGGGAAACAAAAAACCAAGGTAACACTTAAATCGCTATCAAATGCACCTTTAATCTTATTTACCTCTAATTCATCATTTACCCCAATGATTATACAAAACTGTCAAGTATTAGGTTTTGAACCTAATATTATTTGCCAAACTAATCAGTGGCACTTACTTATTGACATGGTAAAACAAGATATGGGCGTAACTCTTTTACCTCAATATTATACTCAAAAACTGGATTTAACAGAATTAGTCTGCTTACCCCTCACCCAGCCTCAGTTAAAATGGGAGCTTGTCATGGCTTGGCGTCGTCATCGCTTGCTTACACCGAGTATGCGGGCATGGTTCGATAACATAAGAAAAAATATATAACCAGGCCATGAAACTAACTTCCTCACCTTCCTTAGATTTACGAGCATATAGCTTGTATAATTTTGATTATCTAAATAATGAGCTTTATATTGATCTGGGACTGCTAGTTCGAGATCAATTCCCTTTCTGCCAAAGTTGCTAGAAAATTACTTCAATTTTTATAGCGTTTTTTGTTTGCTGCTACCTTTTCATCAATCATATGAATTTTTGGTTATTGTTTGTAACCCTTTTTTAGGAGTATGTCAGTCTTCATCAAATTCTGCATCTTCAATATTCTCAGCATCACCATTACCAAAAAAATCAGGGTCATGCTCAAGCTGGGTCAGCGACTGCATCCGCTCTTGCAACTGCCTATGCAGTTTTTCACGAGCCGCACGCTCTTCTTCGTCAATACCTGCCAGCGCTTCAAGCGCCCCTAAACGGCGCTCTTGTTCTGATTGCTTAAAGTCTTCAGCACTAATACCGCACATGGGCATTTCTTGTTCAGCAATCACCTTTTGTGCCTGGGTTAAATTACCCAATACAAAACTTAGACTTTTTATCACCCCTAACTTCTTAGCAATAGGGTCCTCTTCATCATCATAGAACCTATAATCATCATCGTCACCAGTACTAACGTGGTCCAACTCAATAGGTGTTGGATTTAATACGTTTTCTGCTACGTCAAGTGATAGCATAGTGATTGCATCTTCTAATGCACCCAGATTATGCAGCCTATTTCTGTGTTTAATAATGACGCTGGCACGCTGTTCAGTTGAGAGAACGATTTTCTGTTTTGTTTTCTGCGTTTCGTTAATTATCGTTCTGTAAACCTGATTTTTAGGTTCGTTTTTGACTTTATTGTTTTTATCGTTCTCTTGTTTTTTTAGCGTTCCGTTTCGTTCACTACTTTTTTTGTTCGTTCTGTGTTTTTGGCTATCTTTTTTAGGCTCTGGTGTAGAGTCTAAGACAGGTAATTTCTTCCAATCATACTTTTTCGCCCTATTGTACACGGCGGATTTAGAAGCTGGCGCCTTATCCCCGTAAACTTCTTGCAAATGCTCAACGACGTCTTGATAAGAAATATTTGGCTCACTTTCCCATAATGCTTGAGCCGCCTCCCAAACTTCTTCAGGCACTTTAACTCTTGCCATCAGTTAACCCCTTTAACCATTTCTTCATCGCTATATACAGGTTCCGGCAAAGGTAGACTGTACTGATAGTCGCAATCAAGATCAGATAGCATGATATGCTTATCTTCTTTGTCTAGTCGCTGCTTTATCTGCATCATTTGCGTCTCAACGGCCATAATTTGCCTCGCTTGCTTAGATTCAATCTTACGTATTGTTGATATAAGACTTTTAGCGCTTTGAGCGATTTGAGAGTCTTTTTGAACCTCTTGCTCTTTTAGCAGTCTGCATAACTGTTTCGCCTCAGCCAATAGCGCTTCTTGATCATTGACGCAAATCGATTTCATATGCTCAGTGATTGTTTCGGCAAACTGTTCTGTTAAATGCTCTACCATTGCACGCGATTGAGTCACCACATGATTAACAGTGCTTGCCAGCATATCCATCTCTGGCTCTACCGATAAGCCGCAAATATAATCAAGCGACTGGTTATAAAGATTTTGAAATATCAGCAAGTCTGTAAGCGTTAAATCCTTATTGCCGTTCTCAATTTCACTAATACGGTTTCTATTGTTATCCACATTCCACACAATGCGCATGACCTCAGCTTGCGTCATGCCAGCATTCTTTCTTGCAGCCGCTAAATTACGACCTACTGTTACTCTAATTTGCCTTAACTGTTTATCCGTAAACCCAAGCCGTTTTTTTGCCACACGCGCGCCCTCATTGCAGTTTTTTCTGTCATTGATATAATCATGTTGCCTAATGGAATAAGGGCTGGAATTGTCATCCTTTGGCGCTCATGTAACCGCATGAGCGCTTTTTTTGGCCTGTTTATTTGTCGGCCGTTAACTGGCTTATGCCATCAAAGTCACCTAACTTAATGTACTGCTGAATAACTGATATAACGTTATCAATCCCTTTAGCGACAACCGCGCAATACCCCTCTTTGGCCAACATTTCGATTCGCTCTTTTTGGGCGGGCGTGGCATAGCTGTTACCATCTTTTTTAATCTCAATGCGTAGACCGTGATAAGCGCCTCTAGCAATATCAATAATCAAATCTGGGTAGCCCGCTTTAACACCCATACGCTTGAATTTAGCCGCCTCTGGTGAATAGCGCTTACCGCTAGACCCAATTTTAGCGGCTCTCTTGCCGCCGTTTGGCGAATGATGAATATAATCAAACAATGGCCGGCCTTTAAATTTCTGGCGCTTTGACCAATTCATTACTACCGTTTGTACTTCATCTTCTGATAATCCTATTCGTTTACCCTTCATACCCTTTTAACCCTTACTTACCCCATAACAAACTGATAAACCATGCTGTAAAAAAAATAACTGGAACGGCTATCAGATACCCTAAAACGCACTTGTGGTACCACTGCACCTGAAACCTATACACCCGCCTGCCATCACCAAAAACAACACGAGCAATTAAATACGTGCTAAATAGGGAAAGAAAAAGATAGCACCACAACATCATCAAAAATAATTTGCTTAACATAAAAATCCCTTACTAAAATCTAAAAATATTTTCGCCTTGTCTTAGTTGATAATCCCCAACACCATCTACACCCCAAACAATATCGCCTAACTCATGATTAATCGCATTGCCGTTTAAGTCCCATCGAACGATTTGGTCAAAAAAAGGATTACCCTCAACTACTCTTACCCGGGCGCTATATTGACTCCAATAATTGACAACCGGGTCATATGCTCTGCTTAAACGTGCTAAGGTATACCCTCTACTTGTTTTAAGCTTACCTACTCTTACACCCACCGATAACCGCCTGGTGCCTTAATCTTTGTTTTAAGCGCCCGTATGACTACATGACATTCACGATAATCAAGCTCAACCTCTGGCGCGTGCTCCATGAGCTCATCGCAAAAGTCCCTAAACGCTTGACCGATAGCAGCAACTAGTGCGGCTTGGTCATGCTCCCCTTCTATTTCAGCCTTAGCGTGTGCACGTTGACCATCTTTGCTAACTGCATTCATGGTGAAAGTGTAAGTCCGGTCGTGGCTGAAAATATCATGGGGCCAGGTTAAGAAGTCTTCAGTGCGTACTAGCCGCTTGATCAGGTCCTCCACCTTGTCACCGTCCAAAAACATTTTCATGTACCCTTGATACTGGCGCGGCTTAGACTGCGTTTGTTGTATCTTCGTGGCTTTTTTTGCTCTTAACGCCTTAGCACGGCGCTGGTTTCTATTCAATTTATTCTTAGCCATGGATTCCCTTTATTTTAAATTTCAGCTGTTTCTTGTTCGCAAGGCTCTGACTGCTTGTCTTTTATACCCTTCTTGAACCCATATGTACGCAATAGCTCATCCACAAATTCAGCCGAAGCCGGTATATTTTTATGCTCAATTCTTCTTGCTGGCTGGATAACAAAATTAGCACCGGCTTGATGCTCGCTGACAACCCGCTCATAGACCGTGGCAAAATATTTAATAAATCCGTTACCAGCACTCGCTAATTTGCCCCACCCGATGCGATTTGCCGTTTCTAGTACAGTTGGGTGTCTCCAGTCTCTTTCGACGTCTCCGCGCATTCCTGAGCATCTACAGGCTGTTTCAAATGCGGTTTGTGTGTCTAGGTATTCACTTTGCTTGCCAGACCTCGCTAACTCTAAAAAATCAGCTGGGGCTGTTGGTGGCCATTTCAGGGTTAATGACTTGGCTAAAGCTGTGCTGAATTCCGCTGGAGTAATTCTTAATCCCTGTAGTGCAATTGCCCATAGTTCAGTAGTTCTTACGTCTAACACCTGGCGTTCTTGTAGCTTGGCTCCAAATACTCGCTTCCAGTCTTCAAACAGGTCAGTGATCAACTCAAGTAAGCGTACTGACGGTTCGGATATCGTTTGACTGCTGGCTTGAGCCATACTTGGCTCTGATTTCAGCTCGGAGT